GCCTCGGTAATAAATATATAATCCTTTCCATCTTCACGAAATTGTGCTAACGCACCTGTTGATATCATGGCGCTATACACTACATCGATGGTTTGAGGCTTTTCTGATTTATCTTCAGGTATCAAACTTCTGTATGATATTGAAGAGCGTGGAAAAGAGTTGCTTATTAATTCACATCTTATCGTCTTGCTCAAATCAGGACGATCCGCATACATAGGTCCTAATCCTAAAAATTCTCGTCCATTATCTTCGGAAGCATTCAATGCATATCCGTCAGATCCATAGCTTGGTGTTTGTTGCATATATGCTGTGAACCTGCGCAACTCATAAGCATCATCTGTTTCGTCATCCAAACGCTCCGCAGTCTCAGGAGTGCCTATACCAACTGGCAAATAGCCAGCATCTTGTTCCTGATTTATTAATCCCATTGTACCTACTGATATATACTTAGGAACATACAAACCGAGAGTATCTGCCCCCTGATTAAGGACACCATCACCGCACAGATAATGTGCTATACCAGTCAGCATTGTATTAGTTGCCTGATTATGTCCCTCATAGCACCTAACTAAGCTACCTGTTTTGATATCGTATACACGAAACTGCACATTATGTTGCACTGCCATATCTTTACCAAATACAAAATTATGCATTACATCACCATCTTTATGGAATCTCCGAAGTAGTAGACTCTTCATCGTGTACAGCGTATTCCGTATATCTATAGGAATTTACCCCATGTACACTCACCCGATACGTTCTATCGGTCACACCATTGGTTGTACGACGATGCAGATTAGGGTGAGTAAAGCCTACATTATCACGGACCGCTTCTACACTCTCAGGGTCTGTGATTTCAACCATATCCCCCTGTGCCATTGACATTGTATAATTCATATCTGAAGCCATAACATCACCCCATTATTGTTTATAAATATAAAAGGTTTGCGACATAGCATTCGCAAACCTTTCTTCTTAATAGTATTCTATTGTACAATTCTCGGGGAATGATGTGTCATAGTATTCACAATCGGAGGCTATCTGTACTTGGGACAATTGTGTATTATAAAATGCATACGGACCTATTTTCTTAACAGTAGGTGGAATATAGACGGTTACTAAGCCTCGACAATTATAGAATGCACCTATAGGTTTTATATTTGGAACATCTATATTTTGCAATTTCCCATTGATGATGCGCCATGAGGAATATTCATATATATCGAGTCTATCAATAATATATGTACCTGATATTGGTTCATTTGTCTGATTTCTGATACCTACCTGTAAGGAGAACTGCGAAGTATCATTAAATGATTCAATAATAGTATCCTCACCTACACCACTTCGTCTGTGGTCGTTATCTCCTATACCGTCACTATAAACACTGTAACGTGGAGCAACTTCATCGGGTAAATCGGTGACAAACTCAAACTTATACTTCTGGTAAGGTTTCGCTGTAAAGTATACCGTTGCATATTGCCAATCAAGATAAGGCTCAGTGTTAGTCGTTCTTCCTGATGGCAAGTCTGTTACTGTTATTGTGAACTTATCATCGTCTATCGAGTATGGACAGTATACATACTGTGCATTATCGTCCCACCATCCTGCACGATCTAAGCTTGCAAGGTAGTTATGCCACGAAAAATCAGTCAGTTTTTCACCTACGCCGAAACTATGCTGTTGCAAGAATACCTCATCGTTCTGTTGTGTATCCGTGCATGAGATATAGGTACCAGTTGCCGACACATTCGACAGATGTTGAGTATTGACTAACAAACGATCACCAATAAACTCTGCATCCCATGACGAATCACAGGACACATCGACATTCACCAAACTCTGACTATTTGAATAACTTGTGCGTATATTCAATGCGTTATAACCTGTCCTTGGATTTGTGATATTCACTTCTCCCTGCAATACAGATTCATTCATATTTGCGCACATTATTTCACTCACACAGTCTCCATGTAGTTGAATGTTACAGTTTGTAAACATTGGAAAATAATGTGTCCCAGCCATTCTGGGAATTACATAATTACCATGTATCTCAATATATATGTCACTATTATAAATTTTAGGAAAGTAGTTGACCCACTCACCTCGCATAAACGTAGCGTTCGAGACAAGTTCGCCGCTGAATGATAATTTATCGATTGTCGGCATTTGGTGATATGCTGGGTGTGAGCTGTATCCTGAAAATACCCATATATCCTTAGAATACCAATTCTCGAATCGGATGTTTGAAATGTTGATAGCAACCGCCATTACAAACAACGATGTCCCTGATATATTATCAGGAGATAAATATACATTTCTTATTGTGTGTCCTTGCCCGTCTAAATTACAAGCTAATCGAACCTCACTATCAGAAATTACTACGCCACGCATATCTATATCGTCTGTAAGCACTGCATACTTTCCATCTTGCGGCAAGACTGTCATTAGTTCATCCCATAATGACACTGCATATGGAACTGCCGCTGTACCTGTTCCAGTCATATACTCATCATCCCCTTACTCAATTTCAATCACACCATCAGGTATGATTACCTTATTAACAGCAGTACTATCAAATGTAGTTGCTCTTATAATATTAACTGCATCGTCATCTAATGTGGATGGCATAGTCAGTTTAGTGTATGAGCTTAAATAAAAAACAGTCTGTGCATACGAATTATCCTTCTCATAGATGTAATCGCTCTCATTAGTTACATATTCATCGCCGTAGTACTCAGTATTATATGTATTAAGCGATATAGCATCCCCCTGTACAGACATAACAGGGTTGATAGCAGGCATGGGTAATATCTGAGGTGGATCTTTCGCAGCGTACTTTGCATTAGGACTACGCTCTACATCTATGGTGAATATGTCATATTCATCATTTTCGTTTTTGCGAGTATTCTCCTGATCTGTAGTAATATCATATCTAAGATTATATGCATCTTTACCGATAGGTTGTTTATAATAATCATCAGGATATTCCACATCAATGGATACTTCAGGACCTATTGTAAATATCGGAGGCAATAGTGCATTCATTATTTCTTCATTATTAGACAGTTGCAATGATTGTAACGCTCTATATCCTGGGTTATTATTAGGGTCTGTAGTCACTTCATGCGCTGAGTTTCGATTCCATACAGGATTTCTTGTATCATCGGTATCTATCTCCACAGGAACAATAGCATCGCCTGCTGTCATATGCTTTATAAAGTTCGACTGTGTATGCATCTTTTGTAATGTAGCATAATCTGATCTCCGATAATGCCCCACCTGTGTAGGTCCAAACGTCATGTGCATATTTTGTGAATTAGTAAGACTCGCATCTACAGATATCTTTGTTTTAGCTGAGTCAAAAGCTACACCTGCACGTTGAAACACATACATACCTACAGGGCGCACATACTCTATACACGCATCTTTGGGGGCTTCCGTTGAGAAATATACGACATCAATATATCCCTCAGCGGTATGAGCTGTTACAGATACAGAATTGGTAGGTATAGCAGTATTCTCCAAACGATTGTATAGTATATCGTTTTTTGAAGCTACGTTTAGTATCGTAAATTGTGCAAGATTAGTTTCAGCAGCTAAAATCATGCCATTACGACTACCACGATTATAAATCATCGACATGAAGTATAATAGCACCAATCGATTGAACGCTGTAGGTAATCTATCGTCATACTTATAACCCATTGTATCAGCTAAACACCACAATAAATCTTCGGGGCATTTCAGTGGATCATATATATCTGAAAGATTTTCTGTATCGTACTGTATTTTATTCAATGCGGTATCAAACCATCGCAAAAACAGACGAAAATCGGAGCTACTTTTATATATCTCAGGCACAGGAATATCGTGCATATGCATATATCATCACCACCTATGTGTTATATTATCCAATCTGGTGCAATTCGTATATTATCCGCAGATATGCCGACATCCTTATATTGTGCAAATGATATTGGATTAAAATATTCGGCATCGTATGACACCATCATTGTTGAACCATCCTTCAATGTCTTACGTTCACCCCAATTTATTACAGGGTTCTTGATGGAGCCTGCATCAAAGTAACGTATGCTATCATGTGCATTTTCTATTACTTCTACAACTTCCATGGTGGTAGGCTTCTGACCGAATGCACGATTAGCTGCGGAGAAATAGAGTGCTAAAGCTTCCTTAACTTTAGCAACAATAACCTTGCCTGTTTCCACAGATACTGGGTTTTTAGGGTATATTTCTCCAACTACATACCATGGAAATACTCGCACATAACCAAAGTGCATATCTACAGAAAGTGCGCCTAAGCCTCGATAATCCGCCATAACACCATCCAAAAATGAGATAGGCGGCTTATATCGTGTATAGCTCATAGACGGCATACTAACATCAGAATACGACAACCTACCATTTTTATATCTTTCGGGAGCAACATTCACAAATTCAGACGGTGTATAGTCAATAGCATCATTGAAGTCATTATGTACACAGTAGCACATAATCGCCCCTGTTTGAAAATTACAAGTGAATGGAAGCTTTCCTGACTTCACATCATCCTCGGATACACCTGCATCGACGAGTATGTGTCTCCAATCAAAGTTGTTAGTCTTTGCTACAGGGAAATCTGTACTATTAATATATTGCTTCTGCTTCTGTGAGTCAGTTAGAATTGTACTCTTATATATAGCCAAATTGATTTCTAAGGCTTTTTGACAATCAATAGCTATACCTGCATCGACACCTGCCTCACGTTTTAAGAAACGATTATAATCAGGGATGGTTATCAAACTATCCCATGTGTTGATATAGTTTCTACTGTTCTTGTATGCCTCTTTTGCTGTCTCGGGACTTTTGCCTGTCACTGTATATGTATGAGGTTGTTCAATTGTATTTGCTAAATTGATTATGGTCAATGCTTCCGCATCGAAATTATTGATGTCACCACTTGGGGGTATTGCTGGTTGAAAATCCTGCAACACATCCTGAGATATGGAACCAATTACTCCCGAGCAGTCTATCCAATATACAACGAAATAGTTATCATCATAATTCTCCAACTGATTGAGCACTGTAGATATCTGAAGCTGTGCGTTACCATAATTATCATATGTGACACAGAAACAAGGTTCCCCATCAGCAAAATCTGCTGTAGTTTCTACCTGTGACCATCG